AAGCTCATTGATGCTGCCATGCCTCAAAGATTTGCTGCCTGAATCTATGTTTTGCACTGCGTTTTGGGATGAGGTTTGCGCCATCAATGCAGTGATCCACGCAGTGGGCTCAATAATCCCATCGTACCTTTGGTCTGCCACGCCTAATTCCCAGGTGGCAAAATCCCTTAGGCGCACCGTAGCCGAGCGAATACGACCAGTTGGCATCACACCACTCCTGCACGTGGTTGATGTTGACCTCGCGGATATAGAAATCAACCGCACCAACGTCAGGTGCGTCGTATAGGTGCTCGCTGCCGCTGGAGCCGCCTACCGCTGCATTGATGGCACGCGGGCGATAGCCGCTAGTGATAACCACAGGCTTGCCGCCAAACTTGACGCGTGCACGCTCAAGGAATGCCGCTAGCTCTGCTGCCGTATCGAGCTGATATTGATGGTCAAAGCGCCGTGCTTCTTGAAATAGCGCAAACTCACCAAGCTGCACGTGCGGCGTGATGCGAGCTGTAAATGCGCTATTTGGCGACAGCTTGGCTGGATCCTGCTGCTGCTCACCGGCCCACAGCCTGCCCTCTGCGCGGCGACGACGCAGCAAGCCTGCCTCTACGGCGCTGCCTGGGTTGCGGTATAGCTCCATTGTCGATGGCACTGCCTGCCAGTCCTTGCCGACAAGGCATTTGCTGATGGTTTCAAAGCCAGTGCTGCCGTAGAAACCGGCGCCAAGGTTGTAGGCAAAGGAGATCAACGCGCATTGCTTGTTGCCGGTCATCTCATTCCAAAACGGCACGCTGTTGCGTAGTTTTGCGGCGATGCGCTCCACTTCAAGCGCTAGTAGCTGATCGGCATCAATCACGGTGATCTTGTCACCGCGTTGCACCTTGCGACCATCTGGATAGCGCGTGGTGCCGTAGCCAATCGTTGCTACATCCCATCCGTGCAGCGGATCGGGATAAGCGCTGAGATGCACGCCCTCGAACTCTTTAATGAGTCTTATGGCTGGCTCATAATTATGCAGCCTGCCGCCAGCCTGCCAGGTCTTGTACCACGGCTGATCCCTATTAAAAACTTCAGGCGCAACCTTTAATAGCTCAGCCTCTAATTCAGATACAGCCGCCATTTGATGCGGCGTGCCGTGTTTGTAGTACTTAAACAGATCGCTCAGTTTGATCATCGCTTGACAAACGGAGTGATCACGCCAGCAAGGATCTCAATGGCCCTATACATCTTGACTGCTGCCTTAGCGGTGGCGCCAAGTGCTGCGTTGTCCTTGGGTGTAGGAGTCAAGTTGACCACAATCAAGGCAACGCCGTGAATGGCAACTATCAAAGCAATGTAGTCAGCAAAGCGATCCATGATTAACGCGCCCGCGGCTGTGCCTCTAGCTTAGATACTCTTTGCTCAACCCCATTCAGGCGCTTGAAGGTCTCCTGACGATCGGCACGGATGTCGCCATGGAGCACTTCCAGTTGCGTGGCGATGTGCTCCACTGCTGCAGTAAGCCGGATTACAGCATCCCGCGCTTCGTCATTGCGGCGGCTAAATCCCATTGCGCCCATCGCAGCCACGCTGATGGATGCCCCAGCAACAGCAGCAATCAGCTCGATCATGCCATTAGCTTAACTACCTGCTAAGCTTGACACCTAAACCCTTTTGAGGCGTTTAGGCGGTCCGCAGTGGCAGGCTGCGGCGAGGCCGGCACCGCGTGAGGACCGGCCACCTGCCAACCCTTTTACCAGGGCAGGCCCTGCGCCACGGTCGGGGTGCGCTGCTCATCAATCTGCTTCTGCAGGGCTGCCTCGATCTCAGCGACCCTCTCGCCGGTCAGCTTGCGCTTCACCCACTCAATGCACAGCTCAGGGAACAGCGCGTTGTAGGGGATAGTGTCGTCTGGGGCAGGATGTTCCAGGTGAAAGTGGTTGCCATAGCTGGTGTGGTGGTGCCTTAAGGCTAAGAGCGGTGCAACCAGTTGAGTAGGCCGGTTGCCCGCCTAGCGACGTGGACCGGCCAACTTCAAATTTGAGTCAAATTAGAAGGTGACTAGAGAAGGTGACTACTGGGCTTCAAGCTCGTCAGCGATGGCAGTGAGTAGGACTAAAGGGCGTTACCAAGTAGCAATAGCCGTCCGCTTCCATGTGTTCGTAGCAGTGCAAACGTAGATGTAATTGGCATCCCAGCAGATCTCTCCGGTTGTACCAGTATCAGATGCCGATGCAGGTGTTTTTGCCGTGGCAATCCTGACTCGATCTCCGTTTACCTGTAGAAGCGCGCCACCAGAGTCCGAGGACGTGCCAACCAGCCACTTCCCGTCGGCTGTGAGGCGGGCGCGTTCGGTATTGTTGGTGCCAAAAACAACTGGTTGCGATTGGATAGTACCTAGAACAATGGGTATGCTTTTGGTTGATGTTGTAACCAATGAGGCGGTGTCGCTTGCAAAACCAAATGCTCCGCCGCCTGAAGCACCTAAAAGCAAATCAGATCCTGCCCCAGATATGTAGATCTGTTGTGTTCCAGTGCCTCCTCCAACTTGAAACGGAGCGCCAGGGCTCGTAGTGCCAATCCCTACGCGGCCACTGGAGTCCAGGCGCAGGCGCTCGCTGCCGCCCGTTGATACGGCAATGGCATCAGCTGAGGGGCTCCACAGTCCGGTGTTGGTGTCGCCGGTGAAGCGCAGCGTTGGTGCTGCGGCACTGCCCAGCGGTACGGTCAGCGTTGAATCGAGCGTGGCAGCACCGGTTACATCAAGAGTGCCGGGCACATCAATGTTGCTAGTCCACTCAACACCAGTGCCGGCTGCATCGGTTTGCAGCAGTTGACGCGCTGCACCATTCTGCAACTTGCTTACCGGCAACTCGCTGATGGTTGCGGTGCCGTCATTGGCGACCTCTACATCGCCGTTGATAATGCCGACCACTTCTCCGACCGTGGTCTTTTTGGTGCTGCTGGCGCTGACATCAACCACGGGCAGCTCATCAGCTGCGGCAGGAGACGTAAGAGCGGTCAGCTCGGAAATTTTGATGCTGGCCATGTGCTTCGATGCTATGGATCAATGCTAAACGCTGCACAGCACCAGTACCAGCCTGGATGAAACCTCCACCCAGGTCGGCTAAGTTACGTGTTTTTGTCATAATTAAATTAAGGTAGTAGATTGGCGAATACGCTCTTGCCACTCCTTAAATACTTCGGGAGTCCATGTTGTTTCGGCAATGGCCGCCACTCGTTCATCCTGATCGCCCAAATCATCGCCAGGCGCAAGGCAATGCCGGTGATAGGTCTTGGCGATTTCAGTGCCATCACGCAGCACAATGTCGGCGCGACGCACCTCAATCTGGCCATCTCGCAAGACGTTGATCGAATCAACAATCGACTGTTCAGTAATCATTGTGGGTGTCCTCCATTGTTGGTTTGATAGCTGGCGACAGGCCAGCGGTGGTGCGGCATCACACTGACACCTCATAGTGACCGGAAAGGCTGATAGAGCCGGCCGAATCCAGCGGCAACAGGTTGATTCCGCTGGTCCCGGTCACGAACCGATAGAGGGAAATCTGCGATGTGGCATTGAGAATTGCGGCGCTGATGTATTCATTTGCGGACAGTGTAATGTCCCATGCCATAACAGCGCATGATTGCATAATGTTTGTAATGTTGGCGGATACAAAGGGCAAGTTATTAACAAACATGTTTCCTGTTCCAGTATGTGCCGTCCACGTCAATGTGACAGTAAAAAATACACGATTACCGATCTTTTGATACCTTCCCACTTGGCTTGTATATGTTCCAGTGCCAGCCGTGCTTGTTCCAATAATAGTGGGGCTAAAAGTACCTTCCTCATAATCGTCTAATGTGTTTGCATTAGTAGAAAGCGTTGGAGTCGCCGGGAATCTTACTTGTGGGGTTTCAACTCTATCAGTGGGAAATATGTTGTTACCATCAAAAGGTGTTGCAATATTATAATAGCTGTTTCCATACCGCTGTAGTGCCGCGTTTGTACTTGCAAACTCTGCTGGGGAAATAATCGCCTGAGTTTTGTTGATGAATAAGTTGTTGGCAATTATTCCAACATCACCGGCAACGTTGCCTGCATAGGCGATGCCATAGTTATTGACGCTTGGTGGCGGGAAAGAAGAAGTGCGCGTACCGTCAATGACATTTCCAGTAATAACTGTGTGCGGGCAGCCTTCAAAGGTGGAGTACGAGTAGCCTGCCATACGGACAAAAAAGTCACCGCTCCGCTGCACATTGTTTGTTACCACTAGTGAGCGACACTGCCTTGCTGCGGCGCTGGTGTTAGAACCATTTTGAAAGAACAAAGCTGGGCCATGCAGCCATGCCCCGAAGACATTGTTACTGATGGTCAAGGAACATTCGCCCGTGCCCCCAGACGCTGCTGGCACGAAGGTGATTGCTTGGGCGCCAACAGAGGCTGCTTGATCATCGTGGCCGTCAAAATTGTTTCCGGTAACAACTAGGTTTCCAAAGTCGTTAAAGAATACGCACTCGTCAATACCTGACGCGCCGCCGCCGTTAATGATGTTGTTGGATGCAATAAGCGTTTCACCTTTGCCGCTTGAAACCGCACCCATGTTGTTGGCTTGACTGTAAAACGCAGCCTTACCAGCAAAGTCGCCAGTGCGGTTAGCAGAAAGGCGAGATATAAACTGGTTGCCTGTGACCACCATTCCGTGCGCCCAGAATGGAATGTTCCGAATAAATGCAACGCCGCCGCCCTGGTAAACGCCCAAGGAATTCGAGTATTTGGTCGCCCAGTTTTCAGCAATACACCCAGATACTTCGCAGTTGTTCCAGGCCCAGAACCAGATACCATACCCGTTGTGCCCATCACGCCATGTGCAATCCTTTACCGCGATATTGCGGCAGAGATACTGGTCGTCAGCTGGTGTGTACGGGCCAGAAACAAAGATTGAATACAGCTTGTAACCATTGTTTGGATCTCCTGCGTATGGAGCCCCAGAAAGTGCCCAGTTGCCCCAAGGATGGAATAACTTAAACGTACAACGTTCAATGATAAAATCGCTATTAAGAGAACTAAAGCTTGGCGTTGCTGCGTCATCATCAACAGCAGTAATCGCACCACAGAATGGGTAGTAACTGGCACTTGTGTTGACACCAGTAAAGGTCATATCGAAGTTTAGTCCAGCAATGTGGACTCTTTTGCAACTTTTAAAGTTAGTGAAACGCAAACCACCGTTGGTTGTGATATTGTGACCTACAACCTTAATAGTAGCTCCAGTACCAACAAGAGCAATGTCTGTTTTGGACAAAAAGTCCATCACCACATTACCATAGACGCTACTATAAGGAGCACCTTTATAAGAAATTAGATAAGTTCCAGAGCCAAAGTCAAGTTGCTGGCCATTCTGTAAAGCAGCAGCCGCAGCAACTAAAGCATTGGTATCATCTATAATACCATTTCCGACAGCACCAAAGTCCTTAACAGAGACAATATCCCTCAACTTGTCTTCAACAGTCCTAGTGACTGCACCAGTACCGGCCTGGGTAAACCGCACTCCATCGGCAGTGGCAGTCGCGGTGTTTTGAAACTTGCGGATATTGCCGTTTGTGTCTTTGGTGTAAAGCTCAGCATCTGCTGCATTGATTGCAATCTCGCCCACATCGATATCGCCCGCTACAGGTGGTGTTCCAGCAACTGTGCTGTTCTTGTGGGTGATCTTATAGGTCATGGCAACAGTGCCTTATGGGTAACAGTCTAGCCTTCGCGCAACTGCACCTCGCGCACGGTTACAAAGTTGGCTGATCCGGTAATCACATCCGTGGCGCGAACACTGACAGCGCTACTCGTCAGCATAATTTTCGCTTTGTAATACAGGTCACCGGGCAGCAGCATTCCGGTATAGCTGGTGCGGTCTTGCGCATCTCCGTCAATCATCCAAAACTCAGCCTCAGCCTCCGATTGCTCGTTAGTGTTCAGCAGCAAGCGCAGCATGTTGCTTGTGCCAAGCGTGGCCAATGCAGTTGCATCAAGGGTGAAGGCGGCAGGAGCCGGCGTTACCGCTGCGTTGTTGTAGGCAGTTGCTCCAGCGCTGCTGCCACTCACTGCAGCATCGTTGTAAGTAATGTTTTCTTCAACGCCAAAAAACACATAGGCATTGGCGTATTCGCTGCGACTGACGATTGCGGTGTTGCGGGTGTCGCGTTCCTCGCGCTCAATAAAGAAATCAAACGTGCCACCACCTTGCACCAGCGACTTAACGCCATCAAAGAATTGATCGCCCAATCCGGTGGTGTCAATTTCGCTGGCGTTGAGGTTAAGGCTCCAGCTTTGCAGGCAAGCCTCTAGCTTCCATTCGTTGACAAGGCGCAGTTCAATTTGACCGGAAGGATCTAACGCAAAGTCGGATTGATCGATGCCCTCTCGCGTCACGTCATTAGCGCCTTCTAGCGCCGCTGCTCGCGTGCGATAAAACGACAGCCGATTGAGCGCATCAACGTGTACGTACAGCCGATTGCGGTAGGGAGTGATATCTGCGTCCGACTGCACGGCAAACACATTGCCGTCTTCTGTTGTCAGTACATCGTTATTTTCAGTCGATAACCAACGAAATGGGCGCAACAGTCCGGCAGGGTATGCCGTGCCGTAACCGACCATCTCGGCATAGTCTTGATAGTCAAAGATATTGGCGTAGCTTGGAATCAGCGGATCGCTGTACAGATTTGCGTTTGGCCAATTATTTGTGCTCGCAACCTCGACAAGATCGCCGCTGCGGAATCCTGTCGTTGTCAACGAGATGATGTTCTTGTCTTGGTTCAGCGCAGTAACGTTTACCGCAACAGGTGCTGGCGCTGAGCGGCTTAGGACGATTTTGCCGTTAGTACCAAGAACTGCCATGGCTAGCTAGGCGCACCAGTAAACTGGAATGCCACATTGGTGCTGGTCACGTCGCCGACAGAGACGGACGTGCCGACTTGCGTGATGAACACGCTGCCGGCGATTGTTTGCCCTGTGCCAACAGT